GCATGGGCATCCTGATCCTGCTACCTACGCTGCTGGCGTGGTAGCGGCACAGGAATCGGTGACTGCCGAGGTCAAAACACCAGACCCAGTCGCTGGCGATGCTGTGCTGACTGATGCCCAGAAAGAAGATGCGGGAAACGTACCAGCCGTGGATGCCTCCTCTGTGGTGGACACGGCTATTATATCGACCGATACAGCAACGCCTTCGGAACAACCTGCGCTTGCCGAAGAAATTACTGATGCTCAGTTGTTGGATCAGGCACATGAAGCAAAATCAGATGGAGCAGTGCTGATCGATCCTATCAGCCTGATCGATGGAAGTGCAGAGCCAAAGGTAATCGAAGCATCAGCAGAACTAGCCGCACCAGCAGCCGAGTAATGCCAAAAGTTGAATCTTAACGCCGTGAGGCGCCAGGAGCGGGTGGAAATCCCGTTCATTGACAGGAGTAGTAAAAATGGAAGACTTGAACCTTGCCTCTACAGGCGATGTTGATCAAATCGTTGAAAATGAAGCGCCGGTTTCAATGGATGACACCATCCGCGAATCGCTGCGCGCCATCAATGAACGTAATACGGAAGAAACAACCGATACCGGTTTGCCAGCCACGAAAGCTCTACCAGAAGCACCAGAAGAAGCCGCACAGCGCATCCGCGATGAACAGGGCAAGTTTGCTAAGGGAGTATCGCCGGCAGCCACTGAGACCGATCCTGCTACTGACCCGGTGACGACCGGCATTCCCAAGGAATTACAAACCCTTGGCCTGCGCAAAGATGAAGCCGCCGCGTTCGCCGCCGCACCCGAAATCCTCAAGCAAGCATTTATGCGCCGGTCGCAGGAAATGCACCAGGGTGTTGAGCAATACCGCCAGGCCGCGCAATTCGCACAGTCGATGGAAAAGGTGATGACGCCCTATGCCGCGACGCTGCAAAGCCTGAATATCCCGCCAGACAAAGCCGTGGCCGAACTGATGGCCGCTGATCACAAATTACGCTACGGGCAACCTGCTGAGAAAATGGCGTTTTGGCGGCAACTGGCGCAGAACTATGGCATCGACTTGAATACTGCCGCGCTACCGCAGGAACAACAGCCGCAGATCGACCCCCATTTAAATTCGCTGCAACAGCAAGTGCAGCAACTTACATCGCACATTCAATCTCAAGAAATGATGGCCCAGCAACAAGTGACCGATAGGCTTAACAGCGAAATCGCCGCTTTCAAAGCTGATCCATTACATAGTCATTTCGATGCCGTCCAAGGACATATGGCTGCGCTTTTACATGCCGGCCAAGCCAAAGACCTCGCAGATGCCTATGAGCAATCTGTCTATGCCAATTCGACCACGCGTACCCTCATGCTCCAACAGCAAGAGATGGCGCAACGGGCCGAAGCCACACAGAGAGCGCAAGCAGCAAAGAAAGCCGCCAGCGTCAACACACGCCAGCGCGCCTCAATGCCCGCTACCAAGCCCATAGGCTCTATGGACGATACCATTCGGGACGCACTCCGGCGTTTGACCGGGACGGCCTAAAACTTAAAGGAAAACCATCATGGCTTCACCAGGACAAGGCTACGCCGCCGGCAATTTTGGCGTGTTTTCGGAATTGGTTTCGACCACATTCCGAAATCATAAAAAGACGATTGACGACAACGTCACGAAACACAACGCACTATTCCGCAAGCTGAGTGAAGGCGACCAGGTCCGTATCGAAGACGGCGGTCTATCCCTCGTTCAACCGCTGGAATATGCCAGCAACTCGACCTATCAGCGCTATAGCGGCTACGACGTGCTGAATATCTCGGCTGTAGATGTGCTATCCGCTGCTGAATATCCATGGCGTCAGGTGGCAGTCAATCTGGCAGTCTCCGGTCTGGAAATGCGGACCAATAGCGGTGAGAACCGCATTATCAATTTGGTGAAATCCAAAGTGAAAAATGCGCAACACTCGTTTGCCAATGGTCTATCGACTGATATTTATTCGGATGGCACGGCGGCAAATCAGATCAACGGCTTGCAAGCGCTGATTTCGGATGCCGGCACCGGCACCGTGGGCGGCATCAATAGTTCAACCTACGCGTTCTGGCAAAATTATGTCCAGTCGGCAGCGGCGCCATTGCAGGGCGGTTCCGCGATCACACCATCAGCAACAACCATCGAATCATTGATGCTACCACTCTGGATCAAGATGACGCGCGGTATGGATATGCCGAATCTGATCGTGATGGACGACAGCTATTACACGTTCTACGAGCAGTCGCAGACCTCGCTGAAACGCTATACCAGCGATGAAAATGGTAAGGGTGGCATGATTTCGCTGAAATACAAATCGGCCGATGTCTTTTTCGACTCGTCCGGCGGTATTCCAGGGCAGCACGCCTATTTCCTCAATACCAACTACATGGACTTGGTTGTGCACCGCGACGCCAACATGACCATGCTGGACGATGTTGATTCGATCAATCAGGATGCCATCGTTAAATCGATCATCTGGATGGGCAATCTTGTTCTGGGCAACCGCTCATTGCAAGGTGTGCTCAAAGCATAAGGAGAAAATCATGTTTGCAGCAATTTCAGGTTTTGCCGGCACCCAGCCGTTCAACGACTGGTTCACGCCGGATACGGTCCAACGCCATGTTCTTGGCACCAAGGTGACGGCAGTTGATCCCTTTTGGGGTCTCGGCACGTTCATGTATATCAAATCGACTGATGCGCTCCTCAAGGGTTCGTTGACCATGTTCGATGAGGCATACAACGGCGTGCTGTTGCCATCCACGGCATTACAGGGCTTTTCATTCGGCGTCGCTATGGCACCGATGGCGTCGGGCGTCTTCGGCTGGATTCAAACAGATGGCCGCTGCGTCTACAAGACCAATGCGACGGTAGCCGCCGATGTGGCGATTGCTGTAGCTGCGGCGGGCATCGCTGGTACGCTGGTGGCTGGCAAGCAATTGCTTAACACTCGCAATCGTATCTCAGCTACCGGCACCAAGACCTTTACGGCCAATACGGTCAACGGCACCAATGTGCTGACCTGTCCGCAGGGCTACGATGGCGCGTTCCTCGGCATGGCCTTGACAGGCACAGGCGTGGGCGCAAGTGCTGTGGTGGCGTCGCTCGATCCGGACGGCAAGCGCATCTACACCGGCACCGCGATTGGTACTGCAACTGGCGCTAATCAAACGGCGACCGCGCAAATCACCTTGACCGGCACTTATACCGGTTACGGTTCCGGCGTAATTTCATCGCCATTTGCTCAAGGGGCTATAACTTAACGCGTGATGGCGTGCGTCCCGGTCGCGATCCGGGGCGCTTTTCAGTGCGGCCATACGACTGCACCGCAAAGCGTAACCGCTTATCACTGGAGAAATTCAAATGCAAAAAATGGAAGAGCGCGTCCCCTTTTTCACCTTCATCGAGGCTGAACGCGGAATTAATGCAGAGGCATCGAAAGAGGCCGGCTATGACATCCCGCTGCTGTTGACGATGATTTTGATTGCACCTCATGGTCATAAGGGCGATCCGATGGAATTCATCGCGGATGAGTTTATTGCCCGCAAAGCACAGGAAGCACGCGCCGGCAATTACAGCCATGCCTGGGTGAAATTGTTCAAGGAAGGCCTCGACCTATACCGCGAAGACAAGGAAATCCCGCGCGAAGGCACGCCGATTGTGACCTGGGAACGGATCATGAAAAACCGCCGCGAACAATTGCGTCGGCAATATCCGACCGTCGAAGACCTAGCCGCTGTGCCAGATAGCGCACTCGGCGAGATTGGCATGGATGGCCGCGTGCTACGCGACATGGCGCGGGGTGACATTCAGGCAAAGAAGGATTTGTCGCCGGTCGTCAAGGAATTGGCAAATGCCAATGAAACCATCCGACGCCAGGAAGATTTGATCGCGAAATTGACGGTGCGCCTCGACAAACTTGAAGAATTGTCCGAAAAGCGGAAGCCGGGGCGTCCAGTTAAAGAAACTGTAACAGAATAACGGGAATCGCCATGGCCTTAACTCTTCTTCAAACAATTCAAAAGGTATGCAGTCGTATCGGCATACTGAAGCCGAATGCTGCCTTTACATCAACTGATTTGCAAATTCAGCAGTTGGTAGACTTGTGCGAGGAAGAAGGCCAGGAACAGGCTGCGCGGTATGAATGGCAAGCATTGCAGACAGAAGCGATTTTCACGACATTGGCAGCGCAATTACAAGGCACGATTGCTACGATTGCGCCCGGCTACGAATATATCGTTAATGACACGATCTGGAACCGAACGCTGCGCCGGCCGGTCTACGGCCCGCGCACCGAGCAGGAATGGCAGCAGATCAAGGCGATTCAGATCAATGGCCCGTTTAATTCCTATCGCATTATCAACGATGCGATCAATTTTTACCCGAATCCAGTTGCCGGCCAGACCTGCGCTTTCGAGTATATCTCCAAAAACTGGATTAATACATCTGGCGGTAGTAGCTCAGCATTCTGGACCAGTGATACCGATACCGCAAAACTGAATGACCGGCTGATGCTGCTCGGCACACGCTGGCGCTGGAAGATGGCAAAGGGCTTAGATTATACCGAAGATTTCGCCTCCTATGAGAGGATTATTACTGATTCAATGGGCCGTGATGCCGGCAAGCCGCGTCTGTCCATGAGCGGCACGATTTATGAAATTCAACCAGTAATTGCCATTCCTTGCGGATCGTGGGGAGTCAGCTAATGCGCGTCGCCCAACAAGCCCGCACGCGCCGCCAAATCTCGCGCACCTTGTCGGTATCATCGCCGGTCGGTGGTTGGAACGCACGCGATCCTATTTCAGCAATGCCGGAAACCGATGCAGTTACATTAGATAATTTCTTCTGTACGCCATTCGACGTTGTAGTGCGTGATGGATCGAGCAATTGGGCGACTGGCATTACTGGCACCGTCAATACCGTAACCTCCTATTCGCCGCCATCAGGTGTCCTCAAGCTATTTGCCTTTGCGCTGGCGAATGCTTATGACATTACGGTACAAGGGGCAGTCTCTGCGCCCGTTCTGACTGGCTTTACCTCCGACAAGTGGCAGCATGTCAATTTTGGCACAGCTGGTGGAGATTTTCTTGTGTGTGCCAATGGAGCAGATTTACCGATCGTCTATTCCGGCGCCGGCTGGAACAATATCGCCGCGGCAGTGTTTCCGAGTACGACGACGCTTACGAGCGTCGGCACGCTGGCTACTGTAACCACAGGCACAGCCCACAGCCTGAAAACGGGAATGTCCGTGGTTGTAGCAGGCTGGACGCCCTCTGGCTACAACGGCACCTATGTCGTCACCGTCACTGGCGCCAATACCTTTACCTTCGTCCTGGCCGGCGCGCTGGGCGTCACTACGG